GATAACACCGATTTATCAGGTGAATTAGCTTGTGCAGGCGGCGCGTGTGAGATTAAATAATATTTAGATATTTATTAATATGATACGATTACGAGATTTAATAAATGAAGCTAAGCAGGTAGGAACAATTTACCATTATACTACCTTTGAATCCGGACTTAAAATATTACAATCAAATCAACTTAAATCATCTGATGCCGCTGATAGCACAAATGCTAAGCCAGTATTTGCAATATCATTTACAAGAGATAAACGATTTCATGATAATCATGTAGTTGGATTCGAAGAATCTAGTTTTGGTAATACGCCGCAATTACGATTTACAATCGATGGAGATAAACTTAGTAATAGATATAGTGTACAACCATATTCACAGCAAGGTGCTTTTAGTAAGGATAGAAAGGGGTTTGAAGCAGAGGAAAGAGTAATTTCTGATAAAATATTCACAATACCACTATCTAATTACTTAATAAGTATTGATGTTTTACTCGAATATAAAAAGCCAACTAATAAATATGATATATTAGGTATAGTCGATTATGAGATGTACGACCCAATACGAGCAAAGATTATTAAGTTTGCACAAGATAAAAATCTACCTATCAATTTAATAGTCAATAAAAATGGTGACCCATGGCCTGATAAAGCTAAACAAACATTAATTCAAAAAATACTTAATTGGTTTAAACAATATATATCAAAACCAAAATATGATGCATCCGGTATAGATACGCCAGGTGACCCAACCATGTAATATTATGATACAACCAGCAACAAAAGATTGGATACAACAATTGTTCGTGAAGGAGTTTGGCAACAAGCTCCTTCCGAGTGATTTCTATTACGAAAATGGCAATCGAGTAATGACCGAATCATATCATGAAAGACGAGGTTCTTGTTGCGGTAACGGATGCCGGCATTGTCCATATGAACCGCGTCACGAAAAAGGCGTAAAAACTTTGAAAATTCAATAAAATATTCTATATTATAAATAATATTCAAGTTATGACAAAAAAACAAAGAAAAAATTTAGAGTTAGTACATCCTGGTTTTGCTAACGGTGTTTCAATTCAATTGGCAACAAAGCAGACATTAGAAGGCCCAGATGCAGAATTAACTGCAGAAGAAAAGCAAGATATTATTGATAAAGCTGCATATCATTACGGTTTATTCTTAACAGCATTAGGCGTAAATTGGGAATCGGATCCAAATTCGTCAGATACCCCGCGTCGAGTAGCAAAAGCATATGTAAATGATTTATGGGCTGGACGTTACAATCCAATGTCTGGTATTACTGCGTTTCCTAGTGACGGATATGATGGCATTGTACAAGAAAGTAATATACCAGTCACATCGATGTGTAGTCATCATCATGAAACGATTATGGGTAATGTTAGTATTGCATATATTCCTGCAAAAAATGGCAAGGTAGTAGGTCTTAGTAAATTAAACCGAATTGTTGAACATTTCGGCCGGCGTGGTTCTATACAAGAACAGTTAACTGTTGCTATACATAATGCAGTTGATCAAATTTGTGAAGGTAATTTAGGCGTAGCTGTAATGATTAATGCAACTCATAATTGCGTACAATGTAGAGGTGTTAAACACCGAGGCGCATCGATGCAAACCGCAAAATTATCTGGAGCATTTAAGGAAGACCCCGCATCTCGAGCAGAATTTTATAAAAATATAGAATTTTCTACAAATTGTAAAAATGGACATTAATACATCATTATCAGTAATATTTTTTTGATGATAACTACATAATTATATTAAAAGGATATTATGGTAACATGTATGATTTGTAAAAAAGAATTTCGACGAATATCAAATACACATTTGAAACAACATGGAATTACATGTAATGAGTATATGCAACAATTTCCAGATTCTGAAATGATTGATTCTAATTTAAGAAAACAAATATCAGTATCATCATTAGGTAAAACATATGAACAACGGTATGGTGTTGAAACTGCAAAAAAATTACGAGAACAACGTAAAGCTGATGCTAAAAAACAGTTTTCGGATATCGAACAGCGCCGGATGAGATTTAATTCCAATTGGAAAGGTTTTGGCGAGTTATCTGGAGATCATTGGCGTCGTATTTATCATGGCGCATTAAGTAGAAATTTAGAATTTACTATTACAATTGAAGATGTTTGGAATAAATATTTACAACAAAATGGTAAATGTGCTATTTCGAATGTAGAAATTGTATTACGCGGACAAAATATCGGAATGTCTTCGAACGAGGTATATAAAAAGACTACGGCGTCATTAGATAGGATTGATAGTTCATTGGGTTATACTATTGATAATATACAATGGATTCATAAAGATCTAAATCAAATGAAAAGTGATCGTTCTATGGACACATTTTTATATTGGATAAAAATTATACATGATTTTAAATTCAAAGGGTATGGCGGATAAAACAGTTTGCATAGTTGGATTAGGTATTGGTAAATTATACGTTTCGGCGTGTAAATATTACAATTGGGATGTAATTACTGTAGATCAAAACAAAGCATTGAACGCAGATTACTTAAATGTAGACGATATTCCAAAAGACGTTCATATTGATTTAGCTGTTATATGTACTCCTAATTATACGCACGAACGAGTAGCACGGCAATTAGGTTCTAGATATGTAACCAATATTGTAGTAGAAAAACCTGGATTTCAACACGCCGGATCTTGGTTAGGGTTTCAACAACAATATCCTAAGTCTCGTTTATGGATGGTTAAAAACAATCAATTTAGAACTTTATTTGCGGATTTGCAAGGCAAAGAAATTGAAAAGATACAATTGTTTTGGTTGAATAAAAATAGAATTCCAGGAGCAGGAAGCTGGTTTACAGATAAGTATAAATCGTATAGTGGAGTATCTAGAGACTTAATGCCGCACTTGTTAAGTGTAGCACAAAGAACTTTAGGACACTGCATTGCAACGGATGATTTTACGGCACAATGTTATCAACAATATGATATGTCGCAACTACAAAATGATTCTACATATGGCAATTATGATGCAAACGGAATCTATGATGTAGACGATTGTGCGTATTTTAAAAGCAAAACAAACAACGTCGATATTGAATGTTTTGCTAGTTGGAAATTAGATATCGATGTAGATATCGTAGAATGGAGATTCTTTATTAAAGGAGGTTCTAATTTAACATATGGCGTTGGATTATGTCCAGAATCCGCATATGAAACCATGTTACACGAATATATGTATGCAGATGAAGCTACATATCAACAACATCAGAAATATGATGTGGAAATACATTCAATTATTGATCACTTTGTTGAATCGGAACAAGTTCCATTATTTGCTAAACTATCTATATGAAAACACGAATATTGCATAGCTACGGAAATCGAGAAATCGAAGAATATGATTTTGATTTAGGCGAAATGTCCGCAAATCAAATGTTAATCGAATCCGTATATACCGGCATTTGTAGAAGTGACATAGATCAATATACAGGAAAAATTGCAATACCTTTGGGTCATTTCGGACATGAATCTTTAGGACGAGTAGTTAAGGTTGGACGAAACATAAAAGAATTCCAAGTAGGAGACTTAGTTGCATCGCGATGCGATCCGGCATTTTCTAAATGGTTTTATGCAGATGAAGAAAATACAGTACATGTAGATTCTATTTCACCTAACAATATCATTGAACCAATTGCATGTTCCGTTAACATAGCATTGCAAGTACTTAAAACGAAATCTAAAAAACAAAGAATTTTATTTGTTGGTACCGGATTCGTTTCTAATATTGCCGCACAATACATAAAACAAATAGCTCCGAATTTAGACGTTTACGTAATTGGTAGCCACAACAAAGAACAATGGAATCGCCTAGGTGCCAAATTCGTTACGTTTGATGAAATAGATTTTAAATTTAAAACGATTGTAGAATTAAGCGGTAAATCTGAAAATTACGAAAAAGTATTATCAGTAGCTGATGCGGAAGCTGTGATATGTTTAGCAGCATCCATGGATAAACCAGTTACTACCAATTTTTGGAATTCATTATGGCAAAATCATACATACATATTTCCATCTCCTAGAACGTCAGATTTTAAACGAAGTATGCGTATTGCAGCTAATACCGAGTTTGATTTAGATTGGGTATGGACTCACGAATATGATGCTAAAGACTTTAAACGAGCTTTTGCAGAAACTGAAAATAGAACCGGAGAAGGTCCATTTATACGTAGTTATTTAAAATGGTAACTTGGAATTTTTTAATTATTTCTTTATATTAAAATAAAACGATGTTTGGAGAAAAATACTTTTATGGCAAAGAAGTAGAAGGTCCGTTAGCGGATGTTGATACTTGCTTTGTTCGCACTGAAATTCCTAGTAATTTTAAAGCATATCCCCACGTATACATATGTATTAGTTATGTTGATATACTGATAAAGGAAGCGGAATGGAATAAAATAAACGATATCTTAGACACCAAAACGATAGTTACGTTAGAAATAACTCCGGATCAATACAAAAAGATTCCTCCTACGATATTTAATCGTTGCAAAGTAATGTTATCATTAGATTGTCCAGAATTAGAATTTTTAAAGCAAAATGACATTGTAAAGATAGTTACGAGACCTTTTACTACTTACAATGTAACGAAATGCAATATGCAAACGTCAACAGCAGATGATTATAAATTCGATACTAAACAAGGATAATATATGGCTAATTGGGATAAATTAAACGAAGAATTAGATTCTGCTTTAGATTCAATGACATCAAATGACTGGATAAAGTGGAAAAATAAAAAAACAATAACAGTTTGCACTGGAGTAGGATTGAACATGTTCTTTCCGGAATATGTTACAATTGAAGTTCCTATTAAAACAGATACAGAAATTAAAAAACTTAAAAAATCAAAGAAAAATGGCAATATTTAAATCAACAAAATTATTTGATGGATACTCAACGTGTTTCCGTCAATGGCGAGCAGATGGTACGCATTGTCAGTATCTTCATGGATATGCTGTATCGTTTAGAGTATGGTTTGAAGGAGAATTAGATCATAGAAATTGGGTATGGGATTTTGGTGGTATGAAACGAGCAAAAACTAAAATACTTGGAATGTCTCCAAAAGACTATTTTGCTTGGTTGCTAGATCATACAACAGTTGTAGCTAGCGATGACCCATACTTGGAGAATTTTCATCAAATGAATGACAATGGTATCATACAATTACGCATACTTCCAGCAAC